TGAATATTTTAGAAGAAGCAAATTCAATTGTAAATAATAGATCAGAAGAAGCTGATCGCAGTTATGGTCCATTTTCAGAAGGTATGGATCGTGCTGCAATGATCTTTCAAGGAATGACAGGATTGGAAGTAACTGGCGAACATATGTTTAAAGCACTTGTTGCATTAAAGTTTTCACGCGAAAGTTACAATCATAAAACCGATAATTTATTAGATGCAGTTGCATACATTCAAGGATTAGATAATTACATTAACGAAAAAACAGATAAAAAAAACAAATAACATGAAAGTACTTTTCACAGGTTGTACTGCCAAGCAAGTAGACGATGACGCATGGAAACGTGCAAGGGTTAAACGAATAGATGACAGTTCTATTATATGTAACTCATTAAGAAAACAGGGATATGATGTAGATAGAAGAAAGGTACAATGGGGAGATGACTTATCAGAGTATGGATTAGCAATAGTTGGCGTTGGCCAATTCGGTTCGAACAATTATTCAGGTGAAATATTCAACGCACTGTATGCTTTAAAAACAGTAAAGAACGTTATTGTTTTTCATGAAGACTGGAAAATAGACGGTACTATGAAGTCATGGGATAAAATGACAGAGCAGGAAACATTCGACAAATCTATCTCAAAGAAATGGAGCGATGGCAGATACTTTTATGGAGGTGTTGATAACCCTGCATTTAATCCAGAAGAGGCTAAAGAAATTATAAGAAAGGTTGCAGCTGGTGAATTTGAAAACGCACTAATTCCTGCGTTTGATTGGGGAGATAAGGAAAAGGTTAGGGATATTATTAATGTTAAGAATATTTATAATATTGATTTGACTCCATATGTTCTTGAAAATTGGAATATTAAATTAGATACGGAGGCACAGCCTAAGGAACGTAAACATATGTTAGCTTCTTTGGTTAATCACAAGCCATGGGTTAATAGAAACAAATTAAGCTGGCCAGTCGATTACTTTGGTGCAAAGAGTATTAAAGAGGCAAAGCAGCTTGCATCGGAAACAGATGTGTTCGAAACTTGTGGAAAGTATTGGGGAATATTATGCCCTGAATATCCACATGCAGGCTCTGGTTGGTTCAGAATCAGATGGATATACGCTGCAATCCAGAAGTCAGTACTGTTATCCTCCCCTAAAGACACAGAGGCACTTGGGTTACCTGTAGTAAACATCGAGAAGATGAGTGATAATGAATTGGCAGATTACGCAAAGTTACAGTCTGATACTGTATTATCATTCATGTGGAGCAAAGAAACTTTCGATGAAAAGGTTTCAAATATGGCAGATTCAATATGTGGAGAACTAAATAAAAATAGTGACACATATGTTGCTCCAATTATTAAACAAAACTCATTATTCTAATAAAACTATTATATAAAAAAATTATGGCAAACATAGACAACGAATGTAAAGATTTAGAAGTTAAAGACTTTTATGACAAATCAACAACCCATCTAGCGGATATCATGGAAAACCAAAAAAAGATGCAAGAGCAGACTTATGGTTTTAACTTCGAAGACATGACAATTAGAGAAATCATGGAATTCTGGCATGTTAATACGCATGCAGTTGTAGATGAAATTCATGAAATGACTGATGCGCTTGGAGGTATTAAAGATGGTAGTGGAAATGCAGTATGGAAATACTGGAAAAAAGACTTTACAAAATACAATACATTAAAGATTTCTGATATGTCCGAAGGAGACAAAAAAGAATTGTATATGGAATGGGTAGATATTATGCACTTCTTTATCAATTACGCAGCCTCTATTGGATTAGATGCAAAAACAGCATACAACTACTACTTCGCAAAAGCAGAAGAGAATGTTAACCGTCAGAAAAATAACTATTAATGATATTAGATGTAGAGCAAAGAGAAAAAGATATAATTATTTCATACTATGATAAAGAAGGTATTGTAGCATATAAACAATATCCCATTGACAAATTCCAGAATTGGTATGTATGTGATGATAAGGATAGAGCAGCAAGCCCGAAATATAAAAATTGGGATGGTAGGGCAGTTAAGTTAGGATATGGTAGACAATACAATAAGTTCTCTCTAGTATATTTTATGGATTCATTGTCCGAAAAGGACAGAGAAGAGTTAACTGCATATAATATGCCAAAGACATACTTTGTAGATATTGAAACTGAGATTGTTGATGGGTTTCCAAAGGCAGAAGAGGCTAAAAGTAGAATCCTATCCTTCTCTATAATTACACCGGAAGGAAAGGCAATAGTATTAGGATTGGAAGACATGGCTTCTGATAAGATTAAAAAGATCGAAGACGATACCAACGAGTACTTCAAGGATTTTGATGTGCATTGGGAATTTAAGTATCATAAGTTTAAATCTGAATATGATATGGTATACACATTTCTTACAAGATTTTTGCCTAAGTTTCCAATGATGACAGGATGGAACTTTATCAACTATGATTGGCAGTATATTGTAAATAGATGTAAAAGATTACAGATCGATGTGAGTCAGGCCGGCAAAACAGGTTCGCTTGACAGAAATGACAGTAGACCATTACATATTGGGATATTGGATTACATGTCACTCTACGATAAATACGACAGAAGCGTAAAGGTAAAGGAATCAAATTCACTTGACTATGTTTCAGG